TATCGCCGGGCTGGCGGTCGAGAGGGTGACCCGACACGCAGGCCAGCCAGGGCCAGCTGTACCCGCGCTCAATCCAGATGCAGTGCTTCTGGATCAGGTGCTCGCCGGTTGCGTCGTCGATGGCCTGGTCGCCAAGTGGCAGTTGCAGCTGGCCGGCCGCTGCCGGAACCGGACCGTCCACCAGTTCAACGGCCCAGAGCAGCGCTTTGCCGGAGAGGTCGCAGGTTTGCACTCTGATCAGGCCTGACATGGCATCAGCTCCTTGGGCACCTGGACGGTATCGCCGAGCTTGGTGATGACGAGGGTTCGGCAGAAGGCGACCAATGCGGTTGGCCCGTAGAGCCAGATTCCGGCGCCCGCCGGCCCGGCGCTGTACTGGCAATTGCTGTCTTCCAGGTGCGGGCTGTGATGGACGCTGCCGAGGTATTTGTCGATCAGCGGCCCGCCGTGCTCCCAGTTGCTGGAAGGGCGATACCCGAAGCCTTCGGCCGCACCACGGATGCTGACGCTGGTGGGGTCGGTCCGGGTGCGCCAGATCGTGGTCCGGCACTCAGGGTCTGTGCCGAAACCCTCTGCCATGGCCACTGCCCAGTCCAGCGCTGCGCCAATCAGGTTGGATACCCTCACTTCGATCAGGTCGGTCATCGCTGCACCGCCTGCCAGAAAGGACCCTTGTTGGTCACCAAGCCCTTTCGCTTCAGGCGCTGGCATGCCTTGCTGATCTCTTCCCGAGATTCGCGGATGGCGCCGCGCATGGCGTGGGCCGTTGATCCCTCGATGCCGATCAAGTGCCCCAGAACTCGCTCATCTGTCCCGCCGGCGAGCATGCCCTGGCCATACTTGGCAGCCACTGTTGCAACCGCCAAGCGAAGCGCGTTCATCCGGGCGCCGGGTTCGTCTGCATGCGACACCTCACTTTGCTTGAAGCCGACATACGGCACATGAGCTGTGGCCCGAGCGAGGTGGTGCAAGCAGCAGATGTCCATCCTGAGCTTTGCGATGATGAGCATCGTCTGCCGGTCATCCTGCATCGGCAGCCAAACCTCCCGGCCTGTATCGGGATCGTCGTAGTAGAAGGCGTCACTGCCGCGCCGGTTCTCCAGCTCGAAGCCCATGGCCTTGGCCGACAGCTTAATGATGTCGTCTTCTGTCACAGCTGATACCTCTCATCAATCCAGTGCCCAGGCGCCAGTGCGGGTGTAGGTTCGGGTTGTGTTTCGTGCGGGGAGAGCTGGCGCTGGTTGCCGGCCTGCAGCTGGCTGTCAGGGATGCAACTGATGCCGACCCCGTTGAGCAGGTAGCAGGTAACGCCGCGCTGGCTGTCGTGCTGCACGTCGATGACGTTCTCGTTTGCGCTGGCGCCGGTGGCCAGCAGCAGGAGGCAGAGGGCGAGGCGGGTCATGGCTGCGACTCAGTAGCGTCGGGAATGTCCTCGAACGTGTAGGTCTTGATGACCCGCTCCTGTACGCCTGTGACCTTGATGAACTTGGCCTCATTCACCCACGGGTAAGCATTCGGCTCGCCGTGCTTTCCGCCGCCGCTCATCTCGCAGAAGGCCAGGGCGCGGCCGTCAGGCAGGATGAAGGCTTTTACGTCGACCTCGTAGTTTCTGCCCCAGCTGTAGTGGCACCACTCGGGGATACCACTTACTGCTTCAGCCTCGTAGCGGACCTCGTTGATGGCATCGTCATGCTCGTTTTCTTCGAAAAGAACCTCGAGCAGCTCCCCAGGTGCCGCAGCCAGGAAGGCCAGATCGACGTCGGTAGACTGCCCATCATCGTCGGTAAACGTGTAGTCGTAGCCGAACTGGAGGCCCTTGCGCATGACAAGCAGCTTGGCCAGCTGGCTTGCGGTGAGGGTACTCAGGTGCTGGTTGATGTTTGCTTCGAGCATACGAATTCCTTGGCCGCCATAGCGCGGCAGTGGATAGAGGGGGGAGGGGTTACAGCGGGGTGGAGTACAAATGTGCTCTTGCGGTCATTCGCCCTGGTTGGCGAGTGCATTCAGGCGCTGGAAGGACGTGCCGGGTATTCCCTGGTACGGCTCATCTGTCGCGCTCGCAGCTCCGTCGGGCGATAGGGCGGCACGCAGCTTCTTGATCAACCGCCACTCGGCATCGCTGCGACCAACGCCGTCGTCAATGAATTCGAGTGCCTCGCGCAGCAGCGCATCCCGCTCGGCCAGCTGGGCGCGCTGATTCGAAATCCGCAAGCTCTGCCGTTGGATGTTCGAGTCGGAATGCTTGATGACTTCGCGCAACTGCTCGTTCTCGCCGCGCAGCCGCTCAACCTCAGCGGCACCGGTCATCGGACCCAAACCAACAATCGGCAGCCCAGTATCCGCCGCATCCCGCTCAGCCTCTTCTTTGGTCCACCAGATGGCAGTACCAACCATCCAGGCTATCGGCTCGGGGTGGGGCTGAGGGGCTGGCCTGGCCAGGATGGCGCGAAACTGGTCGCGCTCCGGCTTCGCCGCTTTGAATGCTGAAGCTGCATGGTCCAGACGCAGCTGGATGCGATCGGCCAGCTCGCGGGGCACGCTGACCATATCGATGATCCCCTCGTTATGGTCATGCTGTTCGATGGTGCTGGATCGGTTTTCTGTGGGCATGGGGATACCTCGCGGCTATATTGGCCGAAATCAAAAAAGGAGGCTGTCGTCTATGGATCAGGAGCTGCTGAACGACATCATCTCTACGTCGGTTGGAGGTGCGGCAGGCGGGGCAGTGGCGGGACTTGTTCTCTTCGGTGTTCAGCTCGCTCATCTGGCATTTACGGAGTGGCGAGACAAGAAGCGGGTGCTCAAATGGATGAGAGCCCAGGCCGGGGCTGAAGCCGGATGGCCTTATCGATCAACGCGCGCTATAGCGAGCTTCAACAATCTGACTGAGGATCGGGTAAGGTTTGTTTGCAGTCGCTGCGAGGAAATCATCATGTCTCGAGGTGATAAAGAGGATCTTTGGACCTTGAACAAGGACCTAGAAGCATTTCGTGACATCCATCATCACAACTCATAGCTAGGCTGCTTTTATCAGTGCCTCGATAACGCGCTGGCCAGCCAATGGCGGGACTGCGTTGCCGGCCATGTGCATTGTCAGTCGGTGGCTATCCGGCCTCAGGGTGTCAGCTGGGAACGACATGGCGGCCAGGGCCTCGCTGGCGCTGAGCATTCGCATGCGATCGCCGTCGACTAGGGCCCAGCGGTCCAGGGTGGTGATGGTGCCGATCGGCCGGTTGATGTCGCGACCGGTGGTGCCGGAGCCCTTGCCGTAGTAGGGCATGATGAATAGGTCCCCGAAGCGCTGGCGGCCGTTGCGCACTCGGTCGAGGGTGGCCTGGGCCCGGCCAGGCTTCTCGATTTGCGACCAGCGCCCGGCCTCGAAGTCGAGGAAGCTGGCGGCGGGCACATGTCGCTCCTGCGGCAGCTGCAGCATCAGCGGTGCCTTGCTGCGGGTCAGTACCATGAACAAGCGCACCCGGTGCTGCGGCACGCCGAGGTCGGCGCAGTCCACGATGTGAGGGGCTGCCTGATATCCAAGCGCCTGCACGGCCTGCAGCCAAGCCGGGTAGAGCACCCAGTCGGTGAACTCCGGCACGTTCTCGATCACTGCCGCCTGCGGCCGGTGGAACTCCAGCGCTGACACCGGCGCCCAGGCCGTCGAGCGCGATGCGTCGTGCTCTGGATTGCCCGACTTCTTGCCGCGCGCCTTGGCGTGCCCTTGGCAGCATGGCGAGGCCAACAAGATGTCGTGCGCCGGCACCTGCTCCCAGCGAGCCTGGTGCAGGTCCTGGCAGACGTGCTGCGTTTCTGGGTGGTTAGCGCTGTGCCATTCAACGGCCTCGGGCCAGTGGTTTGCCGCCCAGAGAACCTGGACGCCTGCGGCGCGCGCGCCGGTGCTCCATCCGCCGAGCCCGGCGAACAGGTCGATTGCTGTGGTCATAGGGACACCTAGAGACAGTGGCGCAATGTCATTTTGAGGATTACGATTCGCCCTTTTTTGAAGGCGTATCGGTGTGTTCACAGGAAAAATTTCAAAGGAAATGCCTGACCAGTTCCTTCAGGTGATCCACAGCATGTACTTGGAAAAATATGGCCACGGCGTGCGGAACCTTAGTGAGTTCACAGTCAACATCGCAGCGCATGAATTGTTCGCACAGCGGATCCCGAATCTCTACGAGCAAAACGGAAGGGTTATCAAGCCGCTGATAAAGGAGAATTTTCAGGAACTCGAGGCCAGAGGTTTTCTGAGGCCGGGGGAGCCCCTGTACTATCACCTGACTGTTGAGGGCTATAACCACGCTGAACTGACCACATGGCAGCGATTCGTTGCTTACTGGAACTCGAATCCAGGTTTGAACACCTTGGTGACAATCGCTAGCGCAGTCATTGCTGTGATCAGTCTGGGAGTTGCCATTCAGGCATTGTCGAATTCTTCAGTGCAGGCACCGCCTCCAGCATTGCCCTACAAGGTTGTCGTCAAATGAGGTCAGGCCGCCCTCGCCGGGGAGGCGTTATCGTTGAATAGGGGAAGGCGCTGGCGGGCAGCGCGGGTCAGGCGTTGGCGAGCAACAGCAGGCCGGTGTCGTCCGGGTCGTCGCCGAGCATCAGGTCAGGGGCACGTAGCTCGCGGCCAATGCGGAACTGGTCGAGTCTTCGCGCCACAAAATCAGAAACAACGATTTCGTGGCGCGGCGCACTGAGGAAGTGGCGGGCCGCTTCAGGCCCTAATTCATGGATGCGGTGGATCAGCAGGGTCATTGCCTCGCCGTTTTCCTCGACCTGGGCCCATTCCATGATTTCGGCCAGGGCCTGGCGGGTGCCCGGGCGGGCTTTCATGCGCAGGTCTTCTTCCTGCAGGCGCTCGGCCTTGGCCCTGCGCTTCTCGTCACGCTGCTGCTGCGTCAGAGCCATCATTGTCTCCATTGCGCACGAAGGTGGCGCCCGGCCCGATGTCGAGCAGGTCGCACACCCGGTTGATGATCTTGAGCGCTGCGTCGAACACCTTGGCGTCGTCGGGCTCGCGGGCCAGGCGCTTCATGTTCGGCTGATGCTCCAGGCAAACCTTGTCGACCAGGCGCCGGGCCAGCCTGCGCAGGTGGTCGGCGCTGTCGTGCTCGCGCAGGCTCAAGGCGAAGGCCAGGGCCACATCGTCAGGCCGGTACTGGCCGCCGCTGCGGGTGTTGTACAGCTTCTTGACTGGCCGATTCATCCAGGCCGGAAGGGTGACGACTCCAGAGGGTGCTTTCTGCATGTCTTTGCTCCGTTAGGCCGCTGGGCGGCAGGTGGAACTGTTCTTGCCGCCGGCGCTGGCGGACCAGGTTGTTGATGCGCTTCATGTGCCGCGTGCCGTGTCTATCTGGTCGGCTATCTCGACCAGCTGCTGGGTCAAGTTCTCGATTGTGGAGGCGCCTCGCACTCGCTCGGCGCGGCTCCACTGGCAGCTACGGTTGAAGAGCAGCCGCAGATGATGCTCCAGCTCCTTCTGGCGTCGAACCAAGTCGGGAATGATTGAGATGGCCATCGCTATCCACCTGCCAGGTGGGGGAGCGGGGCGAACGGGATGTCGTCGTCGAAGCTTTCGGGGTCCGGCCCATACCCTGCTTGCTGGTTCTGTTGCTGCTGTTGGTACTGCTGGCGCTGCGGCTGCTGACGTTGTTGCTGTCGTTGCTGTCGTTGCTGCTGTTGCTGCTGTTGCTGCTGGCCGCCGCCTTGGTTGTCAGGCCGCCCCCCGAGCAACTGCAGGGTGCCGTTGATGTCGACGTGCACCTCTGTGGCGTACCGCTTGATGCCATCCTTCTCCCATTCGCGGGTTTTCAGCTTGCCCTCGATGTAGCACTGCGACCCCTTGCGCAGGTACTCGCCGGCGATCTCCGCGACCTTGCCGAACAGCACCACGCGATGCCATTCGGTCTTCTCGACCTTCTGCCCGGTCTGCTTGTCGGTCCAGGCTTCGCTGGTGGCCAGGCTCAGATTGGTGACCGCGTTGCCGTTGGGCAGGTAGCGGACCTCAGGGTCCTGGCCGCAGGTGCCGACCAGGATGACTTTGTTGACGCCTCTCATGCTGCTTTGCTCCTCAGCTGTTGCTCGAAGCCGTCGACCAACAGCTTGAATTCCCAAAGGTCCTGCTCAAGCTGTTCGATGTAGTCGTCATCGCGCTTGAACTCACGCCACCAGAGCTGGCGGCCTACCGGCTTGAGCAGGGGGCAGTACATCCCGATGTGCCACCATTTCCGGCCAGTGATCCACATGCAGCCCTGCACCTGGTCGATGACATCACTGGCGTCGTTGTCGATGTGGAAGGCGCGGAGCTTGTCTGGGGCCAGGAAGCACTTGTACTCGCTGCCGCCGTCTTCGCCGATGAAGCCGTCCGCGCTGGCGCCGAACGAGCCGTCGTCTGTTTTGACCAGACCGACCTGCGTGACGATCAGGCCTGTCTGGATTTCGTGCTCCATCCGCGCCTCCGGCTCCAGTTCATGGCCGCGGCGCATCTGCCAGGTCTCGAACCCTCCGTCGAGCGGGGCGCCGCCGATGCGTTCGACGGCCAGCTCGAAGGCGTAGGTGAGGGCGGCATTCGATGGCTCGCCCACCTTTTCGCCATCCAGCGCCCTCTGAACAACCTCCGCCTTCGGCCCGGCCTTGTATCCGGCAGTATCGCGCGCCGTGGCTTCACTGTGCCCCGCCAGAATGGCGTCGACGTAGGTTCGCTGCTGCGCGGTCAGCCCATTCACTTTCGAGCGGGCGGTGCTGAACATGCTGGCGGTGATCACTCCAGCGCGGGCCTGCAGCCACTCGGGCGAGCCTTGGGTGCAATTGACGATAATCATGGGGTGGCCTCCAGTACTGTTTTCCGCTTGGTCACGGCGATCTTCACCGCGTCGTATCCGGCTTTGTCGCCGCTGGCCTGCATGACCTTAACGGATGCCTGCCATACATCCTTGAGCTCGTCGGGGGTTGCGGCTGCCTCGACCTGGGCCAGGATGTCGCCCAGCGCCTGGGCCCGCATTTCCGCCGTATCGGAGCCATCCGACGATTGCGCGTCGTCGTCCCTGACGTCGCCGGTTGTGATGTTCAGCAAGGCGCACATCACGTACCGCTTGCCGTAGGTGGTGGACGAGCCGACGGCTTGAACATCGTTCCGGCCTTTGCTGATGTCGGCCGGCAGGGTCATGGTTGTCTGCTCGCGGTGGCCGTCGCGGTGCATCAGGATGCCGGTGACACTGATCGACTTGTCCTGGTTCTCCACCTTGAAGGTGATCGCGAAGCCGTGCCGCTGCATGATCGGCTTGACCACCCGGGTGATGTCGTCGAGCGTGGCGTAGGCGTTGCCGGTGTGCAGATTCACCGCCGCTTCGAACACGGTCGGGATCTCGCATTGCATCTGCGCCATGCCGGCGTTGAAGGCGGCTTCTGCTGTCTTGGCCTGCATGCGCTCATGCATGGCCAGGAGCCGCTCCATCTTCTCGATGTCGCAGGTTGGGTCGGCGGCTGCTCGGCTGATCACCGCCAGGATGCTGTTGTCGACGGGGCCGGGCGCAGCCACTGCCTGGCGACGCTGTTCGGGCACAATGATTGCGCTGGTCATGGTCTGTGCCTCAGTAAGTGATGGCGATGTTGGGGATCTTGCGCTGGGCAATCAGGGTGATTGCCTGCTTGGCGCATTCCTCGGTCATGCCGCCGGCGACGAAGGCCTCCAGGGCGGCGCGGTTGATGCTGGCCCGGTGCGCCTTGTCGCGCTCGCGGGCCTCTTGCTGCCGGAGGATTTCGGCTGCTGCTGCATCGGCGCGGCGACGTTCTTCCTGGCGCGCCTGCTCGGCTGCCTCCTCTTGC